ACTTGAATCAGTCCTTGCAGATTTGGCCAAGATGGGGTTCGATGCGGAATGGGGAGTGCTTTCAGCAGCCGATGTGGGAGCAAACCACCTTAGAGAACGAATATGGATTGTTGCAAAGAATACCCAACAATCTAGACTTTTTTCACACGCCCAACACGACAGGATTAGATGGGGGGAGCAACAGTCGCAAAGCATTGAAAAAAAGAATGGAAACTTGGCCAACACCAGTGGCACGAGATTACAAGGACACTGGGACAAAAGAAGCCTTAGCAAAAGCCAAAGCCAAACGAACATCTCCGGGGGTGGCATTAATAATAGGAGCAGAGCTTGGTGGCAGTCTGAACCCAGTATTCAGCGAGTGGTTGATGGGTTGGCCTCTAGAGTGGACAGGATTAAAGCCATTGGAAACGGACAAGTACCACAAGTGGCAGCAACAGCATGGAACATCCTTAAAGGAAGATTAGATGAAAGAGTATGACCCACACGAAGCAATAGACTTTATATTTAAAACCGCACCGCAATACGCTAAAGCGTCAGGCGAGTTGGCCCAACTTGAGAACTTTAGGCATAGTCTTAAAGCCATTAAGATGTCGCAAACTGACGAACAAAGCCTTGGTGCTCAAGAACGGGAAGCCTACCGCAGTCAAGAGTATCAAGATTTATGCAAAGCCATAGGTGTAGCGGTAGAGCAAAAAGAAGCCCTTAGATGGCAATTAGAAGCCGCCAAGATGCGTTTTGAAGCATGGCGTACCCAACAAGCTAATGACAGAAATATAGAAAGGCTAACCAAATGAGAGATTACGCAGAAGTTTTCTTAGACATTACCCGTACTATGAAACGAGTACATGAACTTAAACTTAAAAATAACGATACCGAAGCCTATTTATTAAGCTGCGATGTTGTAGATTACGCCCAAGAACTTGAGGATGTATTGCAAAAAGATGCAAATATCCAATAAAGGCGATAACACTTACGCTGAACGCCAAAGCGTTAGAAATACGGCTGAATTTTTGTTTGAATACTATTGTGCTGAAAAAGAATACGAAGTAAAACGCATAGGATTTGATGAAAAAAACAATGCTGTCAGTAATTTTTTTAGGCTTAACAAATGTTTAAGAAATATTCCTGATTATGTTGTAAACACCAAAGACAAGACTTTTGTGGTCAATGTTAAAGGTACAGGTAATTTTAAAGCTAAAGAAATAGCATTAATTTCTGAACTTGAATCTATGTATGGGTCTAAGGAAGCCCCATTAATTTACGCTTTTTGTTTTTTAGGACAAGAACCCAAACTAATATATCCCAATAAAATTGTAGAGTTATACAATAAGGCCGAAGATAAAAGATGGTCAGATGGTGTTACCTACAGAAATTTGGGATTATGAATAAGAAAGAAAGACAACAGAATGACGATATTGCAAGACTTGGTTGCGTCTTATGCTACCACTTGGGCTTCAATGACACCCCCGCAGAGCTTCACCATGTCAGACGATTCGGGGGTAAACGGGCAAATGCACCAATACTTCCCTTATGTACCGAGCATCATAGAGGTGCTACAGGTGTGCATGGACTCGGAGCAAAGGCTTTTGAGCGATACCACCAAGTTGAGTTTGACACCTTACTAGATATAGTTAAAGTTCGAGTGGGTCAAAACCAAGCTCGGTAGCGACCATTTTTGCCCTATTTCTAAAGGTCTTATCGTGCTTAGTCCACGCTTGGGTAGAAGTATTCCAACGGCTTGCATGAATCATCTCGTGAGCCATAGTCCTAATTACTGTGTCTAAATGCCCACACCTAGCGTCAGATATAGTTATGGTATGGGCGTGTTTTTCCCCATCGTCATATAAATAAGTACCCATAGCGTCAAAGTCGCTATCGACTATAAATTTACATTCTTCAGGTAGGGGCAAATCCCAAGACGCAAACGGCTCGCAGCAATACAACATGGCATAGATGTTTTCAATAATCTTAGGCGTTAATTTCATACTTTTAGTAATTGACCTCGAAAGTAAATTAAACCCTCATCCTCATTAATAACCTCTGCCAATTCAGGTGGCATCATTTTGCCGTTAATAAAGGTCAATACTGCATAGCCTGCTCTCCAGTTGACTGGATTGTTTTCTGTGTACATAAACTGGCTATCTTTAATACAAGCCATTGTTCCAGTATCTACGCCATACCTAGTGCCTGTATAGTCAGACCAAGGCGTAATTTTGAGAGAATGTAAATGCCCTGTAACAAAGCTCGTACCCGATTTAATGGTGTTGTTGTACACAGCGTGGATGCCGTTATGCCACCGATGCTTAATCATACAAGTTTGATTGACCATGATTGACCAGTACCACTTCCAATGCGGAGTATGGTCAGCAATATCAAACCCTTTAATACCCTCATACTGTGGGAGTACATTGGATAACTTGCCTGAAAAGCGTAAATCGTGATTGCCAATCGTAATCATTAACTTACAGCCTGCTGGTCGTACTTTTTCAATATCTCCGAGTCTTTCTTGAATCTCGTCAAGTTCTTCTTTAACTGTTGGGCCTTTATTCCAGCCAATGCGATGATGTTGTGAAATACTAGCAAAGTCGGCTATATCCCCATTAAGAATGACAATCTTTGGTTTCAGATACTTTACAAATTCAACAAACCCGCGGTGAGCTGTCGTAACGTATTCTGGGTTGTAGTGGCAATCGGAGCCAACTAGGATTGTGCCATTGTCAATAGTGATGTTGGCTTGCATCTGCTCATCGGGAATGTAAATCTTAGGCATCCCATTAGGTTTTAAAGCGTCTAAAACAATGCCATGTGTATCTTCTATTGTTCTACGTCTTTTTAACGTATTGCGAGTGCTAAGTCCTATAGCCTTGCCAACTTTATCAGGCGATTGATGCTCTCGCCAGATGGTTATAAACTCTTCATCGGTACACACTTTTTTAGCCATGACATACCTTATAATGGTAAAGTTAGCTAATATTAACTGAAAAGTGTTAAAAATCAATGGCTAGAACAAAAGAGATGTCAAGCAAGCAGATACCCTCAACTGGTATCAGTCTCGATTTTTCCAAGTCTCCAGAGGTTTATAAGTTCTTAACAAGCAATGCGTTTGTGCGTGGGATGATGGGGCCAGTAGGATCGGGCAAGTCCTATGCGTGTGCTGCCGAGGTGTTCATTCGGGCAATTCAGCAAAAGCCCTCCCCTATCGATGGTGTCCGATATACCCGTTTTGTCATTGTACGCAATAGCTACCCCGAACTCAAGACAACTACGATAAAGACTTGGCAAGACCTATTCCCAGAGAATACCTTTGGGCCAATGCTTTATACCCCACCGATTACCCACCACATCCGACTACCAGCTAGAGACGATGCCGCTGGTATTGACTGCGAGGTAATCTTCTTAGCGCTTGACCAGCCAAAGGATGTCAGAAAGCTACTATCCCTAGAGCTAACAGGGGCATGGGTTAACGAGGCACGAGAGTTGCCCAAGGCTGTAATCGATGGCCTTACCCACCGAGTAGGTAGATACCCTACCAAGCGAGATGGTGGCGCTAGTTGGCATGGCATCTGGATGGACACCAACCCCATGGACGATGACCATTGGTGGTTTAGGATGGCCGAGAAAGAAAAAATGACAGGCCCATACGCTTGGAAGTTTTACAAGCAGCCTGGCGGTGTTATTGAGGTTGCAAAAGATGACCTCCCAGAAAACCCAGAGGCCAATGACTGTATCTTCTCAGCGGGTAAGTGGTGGCAACTAAACAAGAAGGCTGAAAACGTAGCCAATCTACCGGCTGGCTACTATCAGCAAATGCTCTTAGGTAAGAACATTGATTGGATTCGATGTTATGCCGAAGGCAAATATACCTACGTCCAAGAGGGTAGATCGGTTTGGCATGAATATGACGATAACCTCATGTCTGGAGAGACTATTTTAGACAACTCTGTGCCGATTCAGATCGGTCTTGACTTTGGTTTAACCCCAGCTGCGGTGATTGGGCAGAGGTTACCTAGCGGTAGGTGGCAAGTGATTGATGAGATTGTTACCTTTGACATGGGATTGGAGCGCTTTGGCCACCAGCTCATTGCTGAAATCAACGCAAAGTATCCAGGTATGCAAGTGTTGGTATGGGGCGATCCAGCTGGTATGGCGCGGGATGCCATCTATGAGGTAACAGCTTTTGACTTCCTCAGAACTTTAGGTCTCAAGGCACAGCCAACACCCTCGAATGATTTTAAAGTTCGTAGAGAGTCAGCTGCCGCGCCCATGCAACGCTTAATTAACGGCAAGCCGGGTCTGTTAGTTGACACCAAGTGCAAGCTACTGCGTAAGTCTCTAGCGGGTGGGTACCACTTCAAGCGGGTATCGGTAGGCTCTGGTCAGGAGCGGTTTAGGGATACCCCAAACAAAAACGAACACTCCCACGTTGGTGATGCCTTTGGATATCTCTTGCTTGGTGGCGGTGAATACAAGCGCATGACCCGCCCAGGAGATGTCTCATCAAGAACTTATGTAGCTCAGACTGTGGCCAATAGCGACTTTGATATATTCTCAAGATGAAAGTAACCATACCTTATGAGGTAATGAATGAGGAGATGCATCCCAAGAGAGGGGTGTTCTATCTACCATTCGTGATTGACCACTTTGACCAGCTCGATACTACCCAGCCAGAGTTGTTAGCGGTAGCTAGGGGCTATGACCTTAGATCCATGATACATGGCCAAGCAACACTCGGCACAGCGGTTACTGCGTTCTATCGCAATAAACCGGTAGCCATCTTTGGGGTTGTTTTGTTTTGGGGTGGAGTTGGCGAGATGTGGAGCATCTTTGATAATCAGGCTAGAGAACACCCAACATCTATGCTTAGATGTGGCAGAACCTTTGTAGATATCGCAATCCGATATCTCCACTTGCACAGACTGCAAATAACTGTTAGAACTGACGATATTCGGGCAATACGTTATGCGCAAGCATTAAGGTTTGAGACCGAAGCGATTTTAAAGATGTATGGCCCTGACAAGGTGGATTACTTATTAATGACGAGGTGTTAAATGGGTGGACTATTTGGTGGATCTCCAGATACTAGCGGTGCTGAACGAGCAGCTGCTGAGACTAAAGAAGAAACGGCTCGCATTCGGGCGCAAGCTGAAGAAGAAAAGCGAGAACTAGCAGAGCAAAACGCAGCTCGCACTAGAGCGCGTGTTCGTGGTGGTAGCCGTATGTTGCTATCCGATACACGTTTAACCCCAGAGACAGGCATTCAAACGCTTGGCTC